TGCACTCACTACCCCGGTTACCTGCAAATACGGTGCGACAGGATTGACCATGAGATTCGCGAGCTGCCGTTCCGTCGGTAAAATCTTATATGTCGCTACCGGTGTATAGGTTATGCCGTCTCTGCTATCCTCGGCTCCGATGTGTATCTCGTCCAGGGGATCGAGGGAGCCGCCGACATCTATGCGCGTAATAAATGACAGCGACCTCATGCCCTGAGTATCTATCGCCGCACTTTTTACCACGGTACCGTCAACCATTGTCAACAGGTCCAGATATTGAGCTGCGATAATATGCTGATTGTCCCTTTCCATCGACATAATTATGATCCTTGTACTCTCAGTCTTTTAATCGACTGGTATGACTGTACGCCACCGCCCGTCCGTTTCGTGCAATAGAATTGTACGAGACCCTTGATAGTATACGGATCGCGGAGTACCCTGATACCCATACGATCGACGATCAAATAGCCGGTTCTGAAATCACCATACGCTATGATGATATTATCCTCGTCTAAATCCTTCGGCATATCTCCGTACATGTCTACGGGTTTTCCCAGCAATTGCAATTCCGCGCCGCTGAATAGCATCATGGGATTGAGCAAATATTGACCATTAAGGTCTTTGAGTTTCATAACCTCAACCCAGATTTTACGGTGCATACACCAGTTCGCGTTATTCTGGTAATCCTCAATCAAGTCAGATTGAAGATCAAGCAGATCATCACCTGCAATTCCAAGAGGCGAAGACGTATAACGAGTCTCCAGTTTGTTTCGCTCGTATGCGCCAAGGGTGATCCAGTCCGCAAGGGTCAAAAATCCCTCACATTCTTTATTTCCCGAACCATTGACGAATTCCTGATTTTCTTTGCGTCCGAATTTATCGTCAACTTTTCCCATAACGTAGGAGTCGATATTGAATGCCGCATCGTCCATGAGTTTTTGAGTCACTGGAACATTTGCCGTATGTTCGCATACGGGTATGGTAATCAGTCCGATCTTTCCAGTAACTGTTTGAGTCCTAGGATCAAGTTCACCGGGAGTCTGAACGCCGAACTCATCGTCATCAAGAATCTGCTCTACGGCCTCGGTCGCCGTGGTTATGATCTGGGCACGCCTGCGCATGGGAGACGTTTCAAATCTCCGTTTTGACATTTGCGCCAACCGTTCCACGGTCACAAAATAACCGCCATCCGGGTTTGATCCCACCGACATGGCCTTCAAAATTCTGAATTGATTTTCGTCGTCACATTCGACATCATAAAATTCAAGCATCTTTTTGAATTCCGCGTCAAATATCTCATCGGGAATTGATTTTCTGTTACGGAGATATTGCCTGTATGCCCGTTTGTATTCCGGGTTGCTTTTGATCTCGCCGTCTTTGGTTACGATAGACGATCCCCTGGCAACTGCCAACTCAAGTTCCTCGCGCGCCTTTTTTTCAGCCGCTAAATCAAGAACCGCTTTTTGATGTTCAATGACGAATTTTTCCATATCCAAACCCATCTTTATAAGGGCTTCGGAATTTTTCTTGTCGCTTGCATCAAGTCTTTTGTGCTCGTCCTGAAAGTCCACGAGGAGCTTTTTCATCTCTTCCATGTTTTCTTTTATCGCTTCTGCCATGGCTTTATTCTCTCCTTAATTCTGATTTAATTTTTTGCATACTCTCCAGCAAATCTTTGACGCCATCGTCAATTTCTTTTGTTTCCTCTTCCTCTCCAAGTGTCGACTGTAAGGATAGGGTCGATAAATAACTGCTGGCGTTTTTGGTGAGTTCGCAATATTGAATAATGTGCGCCAAGTCCGACTTAGACGCGCATTTTAATTCCGTTATCGTTATGGGCCGTATGTCCTGCCCGTTGAACGGTTCTTCCATTTCCATTTCGCCGTAAAGCGTATTGATAATTCCCTTGATTTTTTCCTGATCAGCTTCGGGTATGTCCACGCCCCCGCGTGCGCCTGATAATACAGCACGCACGGCAAACACTGCACGGGGCACGATTTTAATGGAGCCGTCCACAACATCCGCTATCGGGAATTTATAGGATTTATCGTTATCTTCATGCCACAGATACGAGCCCGCACATTTTTCCCCGACTAGTTTTTTGATGCGTTCTTCAGCCGCAACAGAATCCCATTTATACGAGCGATCGAAAAATAACGAAGGCAGGTTCCCGCGTCCGTTAACGGTCTTGACCTCGGTGATAACAGCTTTTTCATTCATCGGTTCCTCGACTATAGAACCTTCCCAGATTTCTGATACTATTATATTTCGAGTATCATCTTTATAGGTAACTTCTTCCGCAGTAAATCCGATTGACTCATCAGATAATGATTTTTGTCTGATAAGAGAATATGTTTCAATTCCCTCTTGAACTTCCAAATTTATTTCCCCAATTCCAAAAAGTCCCCTCTCGTCCTCGCGTACCGTCTCAATGGGATAGTTTCCAATCACCTTTCCGTGATTATTTTTTAGCCGTATCGGGCGACCAAGTGAGCGATAACGGTCAAGGGATTTTTTGAAACATCCGGGAATGAATTTATCTTTACATCTATCTACATCCCATGTCGCAATATATCCCTCAACTATCCCTACGGGAATACCGTTCCGATCAATCTGTTTGCAGGATATCACTTTCCCACCCATTATTTTAGTCTCCATTTTCCGCCCCCACGAATACTTCACTACATCTGCAATTTATGGTTTCCGCTAAACTTGCGCCAAGTCCATTATCACCGGGCCATCTCAACTTTCCACCCGGCAAATCAAAAGGCTCATCAAGTCCGCGTTCCTGTCCATCCACCTGCTGGTGTGATTCCCGGACCTTGCCATCTCCCATTGTTGTCCATCGTCTGATCGTATATCCAAGTTTATCGGCCTCATCTTTGATTGATTCTATATCCTCGCGATCATCGATAGGATCAACAATTTTTTTTGTATTGTCGATAATAACATTCATCAAATCTTCTTGCGGCTCTGATAACGGAAGTTTATCCAGTTTCAAAAATTCTTTTGATTTTTCCACGGCCTCATTTATTTGCCCCGTCTCCAAGAGACTCACGACTATATCAGAATTTTTTTTCATGACATCGTTAATCTGAAATAATACCACTGCCCGGGTTGCCTCAATTGTCCATTGACTTTCACTCATCGCAACAGACAGGGCGTGATTTCTGAGATAATTTCCAAGCATACCACGAGCTCCGATAGTGGTCATGTTTTCCTGATTCGCAAAAATAGTCGTCTGTCGCGCAAACCCACCGGTTGTCTGTGATATATTCCGCGCCGCCGCAGATGATCGACCGACAAAAAGATTTCCCAGCACCCGCGATATTTGTCCGTATGCTTCTTCACTCACTGTTTGTTTTGCTGCCTTGTGCATTCTGATGTCAAATCCCAGAACCAATTTCGCGGTCTCGTTGTAAAACCGCTTTAATATTTCCTGCAATGACGCCACGTTATCAGGCATAACCATTGTATTACCGATATTGTAATCGCCTATTACATCCATCATCCACTTACCCATCAATATTTTAAGACGGCGTTCAACTATTATTTTGTTGAGGTACGCCGTCCGCGCTTGTTCCGCCGCTCTCATCCTGTGCCCCTTGCGTTATATCGTTTATTCCAGCGTCTTGCATTCCCGTATCAAATCCCAGGGGAACCGATACACTTGACAACGGGACCTTGTTCGCACTTATCAGAACAACATCACCATCATCAATATCATCATATCCGCCCACCGCCCTGATATCGTTAACGCTCATGGCCTCGGTATCCTTCATCGCCTTCATATTCTCCACAAGTACGGTTTGCAAATCCTTTATATCGGACTCTTTGAACGTCAATTCCATACCGTCCATTTTATAACGCGGAGCCAGTGCCGACATTATCCCGTGTGCAAGTGCGTTAAATTGCGGAAACACGGCCTTAGTGTAATACACCCTGTTGGCTGTCGTATAATTGTCAAGGGTCATAGTCTCCGATAACACCATCGGAAGCGGGATGCTGTATAAATTATAGATAGATACCTGAGATACTTTCAACAGGGAAAGATAATCCATGTCCTTGTTGCTCTGGGTCATGCCCTGTATTTCGGCAGGCGTGGAAAGTATGAGCACATTCCCCGCGTTTCCCGCACCCTGGTGAAAGGCCCGTAATCTATCTTCGATCTTTTTAACCGCGTCCGCTCCCCAATGCAAAGTCTGCCCGCCGTCTTTTGTTCCGCTCGGGGTAAGTATTCCAGTGGTACGCATGCCGTTTTTTAACATCGATACATTATGCCGCTTTCCGTCCGTGTTCATTTTCAGGTCATAGAATAATTTTGACAGCGGAGACCGTCCCCGCCACTCGTCTACTATTGACACCATTCCGATTATCGGGATAAGTTCGTTTAATTTTTCCTTATCAAAATACCTGAACCCGTTCCCCTGGGGCACCCTGAAATATTCGCGCCTGTCCTTAGCCGATATCGTAGTTATGGCAGACGGTATTCCTGTGGTGTAATCATC